GGGTCCGGTGGAGTCGGTCCGGTTCCGAATGCTGGCGCCCGCATGATGACGCAGATGGAAAACCTCCATGGTAAGATCAGCCACATGCCGTCGCGTGATTATGTCAACCCGAACTATCAGCGGAGAGGGTGATGGCGACCGACAAACGGAAGCAGGATGCAAAACTGAACACCGCTCTCGCCGCGTTGTCGCAGGCACCGTATCAAATCAGTCGTGGGACCAATTTTTCCACCATGGGCTTGCGGTGGGACGAATACCTGTTCCTGCGTGAAACCGGGAAGTTTATCGAGGCCCGTGCTGGCGCGTCCGCGCCGGACGTCGCTATAACACCTCTCGGGGTCGTATCGCAGACATGGCCATAGGATGCCCGACGCCGTTCCGTTTCTTCCGATCGACGATAAAAAGAAACTGACGAAAATCGCGCTCGACCTGATCGAGACTTGCCGTCAGTCGCAATCGATTCGGGCCGGTTATTACCGGGTGATCAATCAGATTCTCGAATCCGGAAAGCAGGACGGCGGAAAGTCGCTTATCAACCTCATGTACCGGCACGTCGATCGATTTGCCGCGCACCTCTTCTCCCCCACCGATCTCCGCTTCATCATCGACTTCGAGAACGAATATCCAACCAACGTGCTCGATCGAGGAAAGGTCGTCGCTCGCTCCCTCACCCGGACGTGGGAGCGGAACAATACCGACATGACTTTCGGGCAGGGCGTGGCGGAATCCGGGAAGTACGGCGCTTGCGTCCTCAAGCAGTGGGTGTTGACCGAGGGCACCGAAGAAGTGCCGCGGTATCAAAAACGGCTGATACAGCCGTGGCAATTCGGGGTGTATCGGGAGGACGAAAACGACATAAGCGCGCAGACCGCCCTCTGCGAAACCTCGATGCTGACGCTCGCGCAAGTGTGGCGCCGCATACACCACCTCCCGCAAGCAAATGACCTGTTCAGGCGAGTCGAGCGGCACGCCGGGCGCGATGCCAACTCCGATCTCAGCATGAACTACTTTCACGAAATACTGTCGTCCGGGACGCTGCAAGCGGCGCCCGCGGTGCCAAAGCCGGGCGGCCTCGTGAACTTCGGCAACAATGCGCAATACGCCGTACTGCAACCGGAAATGGCCGTTGACCTTGTTCGGATGCACGAATTGTGGGTGCAGGACGGCGCCGACTACACCACGGTCCAACTGGTCGAGCCCGACATTCTCATTGCGCCGCTCTACAAGAAAGCGAACTTGCTGATTCAAGGACAGGAATCAGGGCTTCACCCATACACGCTGATCCAACCGAACGTCACGCACGGATACTTTTGGGGCCGTCCGGAGATCGTTGACCTGATCGAGCCGCAGACATTCCTGTCCCGCACCGCCGACGACATTGAAAAGCTGTTCGGGCTGCAAGTCGATAAGATACTCGGCATTATCGGCATGGATGGGCTGACGGACGAACTTTACGACCAGCAACGAAATGCCGGTTACCTCTCGGTTCCCATGGGCGGATCGATTACCGATCTCACGCCAAAGTTCCCACCCGAGGCGCTCCCGCTCCTGAACGAACTCATTCAGATTACCAACATGCTCGGCGGCTTCCCTCCGATCATGCAGGGGCAGGGCGAACAGGGCGTGCGGGCCGGGGTGCACGCCAACACGCTTATGAAGACAGCTTCGCCGACCTTGCGCGATCGATCGCTGCTGGTCGAACGCCAATGCGCAATCGCCGCCGACCTCACGCTGACGCTGAAGGAAGCCAAGGACGGCCGCAACTATTGGACGAACGGCAAAACCCTGAAGGACATAGACGAAACATCGTTCAAGCTGACCGATCTCCCCGAGGATTGGCGGGTAGCGGTCGACAGCCACAGTTCATCGCCGATCTTTGCCGACGATCATGCACAGCTTATCGCCTTTGGGGTGAAAGCCGGATTCATCGATGGTCATTCGGCCATTGATCTCATGCCATTCCCGCAAAAGGAACTTTTACACGCGCGACTCAAAGCCAAGGAAGAGGCGCAGCAAAAGTTGATGCAGGAGCATCCGGAATTGCTGCAAGCAATGATGCGCAAGCAGATGGGGGCCCGCCGTTAATTGCGCGGGATCATCCCGTCCATGCGGCCGAAATTCCCCTGCGTCAGTGCCGCAACCTTCAAAGTCGGATCGGCATTGGCCCGCTGATTGAGCGTGGCTTGTCCCCTCGCATTGATCAGGCTGCGTTCCACTGCGGCATCACTTACCTTCCGCAAGTCCTCGATCCAAGCAAACGTGATCGCGCCTCGGCGGAATGTTCCGGTGGTCCCGAAGTCGTCAATGATCGAAGAAATTTCCCCGACCGGATCGCTCGGAGAAGTCGGCGTGCAGACGGCGAAAGCTTTTTTTGCATTCTCTTCGCTCTTGAATGCGAAAGCCAACTGCTGCTGCGTGCCGAACACGATGCCAAGCGTAAACATGATCACGACACCTTCGGTTGTTTTGCCCAAGCGATAAGTTCGTCACGCGGAATTTTTATGAGTCGGCCGCGTTTTCGGTACGGCGGTCCGCCTTTTTTTCCGATTCTTTGCCACAGCCACCAGTAGCTAACGTTGATGAGGTGCGCGGCCTGTTTGACCGTAACCTCGTCGAGGGGAACGTGGTTTTTGGCGTCCGTCATTAAACGAAAGCCTATTACCCAAACGCAAAGCCGAAAGCAACGCAGCCGATCAAAGCGTACTCAATTCCACTCATTCAATCAAAGTTTTATTCGTGGACATGCGCGCTGACGGCGACCGGCCGTCGGTGTGGAGCAAGCGGACATGACTGCCGCAACCCACACACAGGAGATTCTCACATGAACGAGAAGAACCGTCGCAAGGGCCGCAAGGGTCGTCGGTAACACCCTTCATGCCTGAAATGCCCACCCCTGCCGTTGGCGGCGGTGCACCTCCGGGTGCGGGAGCCGCAGGCGGTGCTGCACCGAAACCGCAAGTGGGGTCGACTCCGGCAACGACGCCGACTCAGAACAAGGGTTTCGATGCTGCTGCCATTCAAACGGCAGGGGCGGCGCTACGTCTTTTGGAAATGGCCGCGCAAAAGGCCGGAGCACAGTCCGAACTCGGGATCATGCTCTACAAGTTCATCCCCAAGCTTGCCGAGATGATCCCGCCCGGCGCGGTGAGCCCGGCAGGGCAAAAGAACGAACTCGAAAATCAACAACTGCGCAACGCGCAGCAGGGTCAACAGGTGCAGCAACTACGCCAATCCATGGCCGCAGGCGGCGGCGCCGGAGGAGGAGGAGCCGGTGGTCCCGCAGGCGGCGGCATGGGCATGGCTGCATAAGGAGAGATCGCATGGTCGACATTTTCCGCGACGCGACGAAGTCGGTTCCCAAGTCGGACGGACAGATCGTCCGCGTGAATATGGAAGAAGAGGAACTCGGTGGCCGCAAGTCTCACTTGCCGAAGGGCGGCAAGTCCGACGCGATGACCGTCACACACGTTCCGAACGCAGGGACGAAGTGACATGGGAATGATCGAAGTCGACGAGACAGCCTTTCTGAACGCGCAGAAGACGTCCGAGATCGTCAAAAAGATGCTGACCCATCCGGAGGCTCGCCGGAAGGTGCTGGAAGCCCACAAGCTGGTCGATCCGAATGTCTCGGTCCCGCAGCTAGACGAAGCCGATCGTGTCGAGAAGAAGATCGATGCGGTCGAAACTCGCGTTACCGAGGCGCTCAAGAAAATCGAGGATCGCGATGCGGAGCGGGACAAAACCCGCCGACAGCGCAAGCTTGAGTCCGACTTCGCCGCCGGACGCGCTGCGCTGAAAGGCAAGGGCTACAACGAAGAGGGAATCAAGAAGATTGAGGAACTGATGGAGGCGAAAGGAATCGTCTCCCACGAAGATGCGTCGATCATCTTCGACAAACTCAATCCGGCGCCGCCTCCGGTGACGTCATCCTCTTTCGGCCCGGCTTACAATTTCTTCGACCTTCCCGAGACGGGGCAGGAAGACACCAAACGGCTCTTGGAGTCCAAAGGCGAGGACGGCCGGGCGCTCAACAACCTCATTCGTGCGGGCTTGGCCGAGGTGCGAGGGGGTCGGTAGACACGAGTTCAAACCCTAACTGCCGTAGTAGGTCAGGATACTTTTGAAGGACTTCGATCGCGTGAGACACCTTGTCGGACACTCGTTGACCCGGTCCGTGATTGCCGTGCCTGAGTTCAAGATTTTCAGGCCGGTTGTCGTGGGTGTCTCCGTTTTTGTGGTGCACTGTTTCGTTCGGATCAAGCGCGCGACCGATTGTTTGCTCCATGACGTAGCGATGTTCGAGCATTTCCCTTGCTGGTTGCCCGTTCGACGCAGGAATGCGGACCAAAATGTATTTCCGTCTAAACCGTTTCGTGAGTTGTGCAAGTCCGTGCTTCTCTCGGTAAATCTTGCTTACCAGTTCATTCTTGCATTGACGGCTACACGTCTTGGCTTCTCGGTAGATCGTCCCACCCGGACGGCGGCGGCGGGGAACTTCCTTCCCGCAGTTGACGCAGGCGAATGTCGTTTTGTCGCTATCGGCCTTTCGCCCGGCGTAAGCGCAAGCTCTCGAACAATATGGTTGATCTTTGCCGAACTTCTTGCGGTAGGCCCGGATGGCGGCTGGCTTCATCGAAAATGCTTTGCCGCACGACAGGCAATAGAAGTCGGTAGTTTCTACACGAGCATTCTCCCTTCCGTAAGTCGCCTCATGGGCGATCTTGCAAGCCCGCGTGCAAAACCTTTGCGCGGAATCTTTCGGTTTAACCCTGAACGACTGGCCGCAGCGTTCACAAACCTTAGCAATCGGCATGGCTTATCTCCTGTTGGCTTCGCAACCGTAGGAGTATCAAGCCACGCCGGTTGTGTAAAGTAGGAAGGGTCAGAATATGCCGTTAGCTGGCACAGGTGTCGCCCCTACAGGCAACCTTTTCACTGAATTGTCCGCCGTGACGAGAAGAGCTTTCGTCCCTCGCCTCTTCGTCCAAATGTACTTCGCCTCCCCGACCATGTGGTATTTGATGGGGAATGCGCAGCGAGCCGCGGGCGGACTGAATCAAGTGACGATCCCGATGCAGGGAAACTCAATGGTTCAGGGCCAATTCACGGGCTATGGCGGCGCGTTTAATAGCCCGGTTATCACTCCGGGAGTTCAGAACGGCCAATGGAACCTTGCGTTTTGGGTGGTCCCGGTCCCGCTTCCGTTTGGTGAGACGGTTCTGCAAGCGACCGATCGCGAGGTGTCTCTGCTGAAGGTCCGCATGAATGACGTTTATGCGGTCACAAGGCAGAACATGGCGCGGCTGATTTTCACGAACAACAGTTCAAACGCTCAATTCCCGAACAGCTTCTATGACGCCTACGATGATGGAACTAACGTCCCGTCGTATGGGGGCATCAATAGAAACGCGGCGGGGAATGCGAACTTCAAGGGCCAGTACATCAATTTGGGTGCGAGCCCGTGGAACGGCACCGGCCTATTCCAAACCACCGCAACACGCAAAGGCGTGGCGGCGGTGTTGCAGAAGATCACCGACGCGGCGGGCGGCGAGGCTCCTACCTTTTTGGTGATGGGACCGGGCGACTTTGCGAACTTGAACCTCGACATTCAGGGAACTGAATCGCAGTACGTCATGCCCGGCGGCACCTACTCGATCGAGACGGCCGCGCGGTCGAGCTTCCCGAACATCAACATCAGCGGCATTCCGGTTTACGCCGACCACTTCTGCCCAAGCGGCTCGATCTTCGCGGTGAACAGCAAATACACGAACATGTATTTGAGCGAGGACGCCGCCTTCGACTTCTCAGGATTTTATTCCTTGGTGCCGCTCGGGCAGATCGGGCAGCAGGGAATCATGGTGGTCGGTTACAACATCATCTCCGCGAAAAGTTCGTCCGGGGCGTTCATGTATAACTGCCCCGGCGCGTTGTTCTGAGAAGGTCAGGAGTAACAGATGGCATTCCCGATTGCCGGTCCCGGTATGGGACTTCCGTTCCCTCAGAACCTCTATCCATCTGAGATTGGGGCGCTCCTCGCTCCGTACGACTATGCGACCAACACGATCAGTCTTGCTGCCGGACAGCAGATACCGATTCCTCCCGGTCCTTGGTTCGTCGGCTTGGGCAAGGTTACGGTGCTGCAATATCTCGACCCGGTAACCGGCGTGTGGCGTATGCACCCGTGGACCTCGGCGGCCCGCCACGGGATGATCCCGGTCAACTCGGACGGCTTCACCTACCGTGTGGCGAATCTCACGGGCTGTCCGGTGAGCGGTGTCGTGACCGCGGCGGGCTCCGGCTATCCGTCGAACACCACGGTAACGTCATCGGCAGGCGGTTCGACGTGGCAACCGATCGTTGGCGGGGCGATCTCGATCAGTTCGATCACCAATGCGGGTGCTGGCTACGGTGTGGCGCCGCTTGTGTTCATTCCGGCGCCGCCGAATCCGGGAGTACCGGCGACCGCGGACGCGGCGATTACCGGCGGATCGGTGACGACAATCACGATGCGTGATCAGGGCGCGGGCTATACCGTGGCCCCCACGATTACCATCCTGCCGAATCCCACTGATCCCAACCTCTTGGCCGGATCGGCCTTTACCACAGCCACGGCTCTTGCCTCCCTCCGTGGCTCGGGGTCGATCACGGCCGTCCTTGTGACCAATCCGGGCGCTCCGCAATCGACGGCTCCCACCCTGACGATCTCGGGAACCGGCGGCTCCGGTGCTTCGATCACGGCACTTCTGATGCAGACCATGACCGGCGCATCGGTGGTGTCGGGCGGTGCCTCGATTGCCTCTGCGGTGTTTACCGCTTACGGCAACGGTGCGGGTGCCACCCCCAATACCGTGTTCCCGAATCCGCAGATCGATCTTTCTACGTACGTCCCGCGGCCGGGGACCGGCACGTTGGCGACCTCGGGCGGCTCGGTGTCGTCGATCTCGACGTTGACCGATGGCGGATTGTTCGTGGGAGCGGCCGCAGTGGTCGCGGCCAGTTCCACCGGCGGCCTGACCGCAGGTGCGAACGCCTCGGCGGCCTCGATCACCTCGACCATGGGATCGACCTACGACGTAGTGTACTTGCAACCGGCGGGCGGCGACTAAACACCACTTGAGACGGGAGGTAGCCCGGGCTCCCTCCTATCGCGGTCCGGGCTGGAAACGGACCGATGGCACTTCTCGCATACGAAACCGCTACGCAACGTCTGCTGCAAAGCCCGCAGGCGCCGATAACTCTATACGATCTCCCATCGATCGATTCCTACATCAACACGGCGCGGCAGCAGCTTGCCATGGAAGGCGAGTGCGTACGGCAGATCGGGACGATTACTACTGATCTTGGTAGCCGAGAATACGACTTCGACGACGACATTACCGGACTAAACCCATGGGTTCAGTCGGTAGTGCACGTCAGGCGCGTGACCATCAACACCGTGACCGGCGGACAGTCCATGCTCAATACGCACGCATGGCCTTGGTTCGATTACTTCTATATAAACAATCCTAACCCGCCGAACGGGGCTCCGGCTAGGTGGGCACAATACGGGCAAGGCGTCACCGGAACTATTTGGGTCGATCCGATACCGGACAGTGCTTACATTCTCAATGCGGACTGTGTCTGCGTCCCAATCAAGCTGATTGATGATACTACGGTGGAGGGGATTCCCTATCCGTGGACTGACGCGATCCCGTATTTTGCCGCATACCTCGCGTTGCTCTCCGCACAGGCTCCGGCGCGGACCGCGGACGCCGACCGGATGCTCGCCCGTTATGAAGAGTTCGTGCAGAGGGCGCGGCAGTTCAGCAATCCGGACTTGCTCCGGGGTCAATACTTGCAATCCGACGATGTAACCTTGTCGCAGAAGCTTGCACTGCAAGCGCAACAGGGCAGCCGGTAATGTTGTTCGAATACATCAAGCAGTGTCAGAGGCTAGTCCGCGACAGCAAGCAAGACTTGCTCAATCCGTCGCACTTGATCAGCTACATCAACCGGGCTCGCCGCAAGATCGCGCTCAAAACGCAATCCTGCCGGGCGCTGACGCCGATCTCGGGAACAATCCTCAGTGCGACCGTCACTTCGGGCGGCATGAACTACACCGCACCCGCGGCGATCATCTCGGCGCCGGATTACCCGTCCGGTGCACTCCCGTTCCCGAACGGGTTTCAGGCACTTGCGAACGTGACCATCCTTGCCGGATCGGTGACGTCCGTCAGTATCACGAACGGCGGTGCGGGCTACTTCCAACCGCAGATTACGATCGCCGATCCCACCGGCAGCGGCGCCACGGCAAGCTTGCAGCTTTCGTGGATCAATCAGATGGCGTCCGGGCAGGAGGTGTATCCGTTTTCGGCCGTCGACATGTCGCTGTTCCCGGGCATGGCCTATGTGTATTCGATCAAGAGCGTGAGCGTTCTGTACGCTAACTATCGCTATTCGCTCTCCTGCTATTCGTTTTCGACTTATCAGGCGATGATCCGGCAGTACGCGCAAGTGTACCGGTATGTGCCGTTTTTCTGCGCGCAATACGGGCAGGGTCAGGCGGGAAATTTCTACCTCTTCCCGATCCCCGATCAGGCTTATCAGCTTGAATGGGACTGTTTCTGCGTACCGATCGAACTGACAAACGATCAGGACATTGAGGCAATCCCGTCGCCGTGGACCGATGCGGTGCAGTATTACGCCGTCTCGGACGCCTATGCGGAACTGCAAAATCTGAACTTCGCAAGGTACTACGAGGAAAAGGGCGATCGGGAACTCAACATTTACAGCGTGGGGGCGCGGCCGGGCCGGGTAACAAATCCATACGGACGCGTTTTGAGATGAATCGATGCCGCTAGACCCCAAAGAAACTCCGCAAGAGAAAGAAGGTCCGTTTTGGAGCGGCCCAGAACCGCTTGTTCTGGAGGACTTCGAAGGGATCGATACCAATACGACTCGTTATGGAATCGATCCGAAAATGATGGCTTGGTGTGATGGCTGGTTTCCATTTGGGCGCGGGAAGTTGCGCACCATCCCCGACATGGGGGATGCGCTTTACACCGCACCGGCAGGAACTTCGATTGCGTTTTATGACTTTTTCAACATCGGTTCCACGCCGTATTGCATGGTGTTTCTGTCGGATGGCTCGATCGTCCAAGTCGAAACCGATAACGGGGCCACGACACAAGTTGCGCCGATCAACACGATTCTCGATCCGTCGCCGACCACGATCGGGATGGCGCAATCCGGGAGCAAGTTCGTCATCATCGTTGCGCAGCAGACGAACGGATATTGGGTTTGGGACAACAATTTTCTGTACGGTGCTGGCGGCCTCGCGCCGGAGCCCGAGATCACCTTCAACGGTGTCGGCTACACGTCCCCGGCGACCGCAATACCTTATGGCGGCAGTGGGATCGGGGCCTCACTGTCGACCGTTTATAAAGATGGGCAGATCACCGGGATCAGCATTCAGAATCCGGGGAGCGGATACCTTGCGACAGATGCGGTCGGGGTAGCGTTTTCCGGCGGGGGGATAACGGCCCGAACTGCGATCATCGTGCCGAGGATATTGGACGGAACTATCGCAAGTGCTTCCGTTTCAAACGGTGGTTTCGGCTACAGCAGTGTCGCGGCAATCATTTCCACGGTGGTCGGTGGCGGCGGGGCTGGCGGAAGCGTGGCGATCGTAAGCGTTACATCAACATCGATCGCCAATGTGAGTGTGAGCAATTCCGGGAGGGGCTACGTCACCACGCCAACGGTTTTGCTTGATGATCCCTACAACGCAGTGGCGCAGGCGACCGTGCAGCTTATGCCGATCGGTTTGCAAGGAAACACCGTCGAGACGTATCAGAGCCGGGTGTGGGTCGGGAATGGAGCCGATTATAGTTGGACGGCGGCTTCGAGTCTCAATGACTTTGGCACGGTGAGCGGCGGCGGGACCGCGACCTCGAACGATAGTTTCCTTCGCGTTGGCTACACACGGTTCAAGCAATCGAACGGCATTCTGTGGCTGGTCGGAGATTCGTCAATCAATTACATTTCCGGAGTGACGACCTCGGGAAACCCTCCCGCGACGACGTTCACCAATCAGAACGCCAATCCGGAAGTCGGCACTCCTTATCCGAGTTCGGTCGAGACTTGGCAGAACAACCTCATACTAGCCAATGCCTTCGGCGTTCATCTTAGCGCCGGTTCGTTCCCGCAGAAGATCAGCGAGGCGCTCGATGGCATTTGGTCGAGCGTTCCGAATTTCGGAGGGCTACAGATCAGTTCGGCAAAAGCGATCATTTACGGCAAGAAGATTCTTGCTGTGCTGGTGCAGATCATTGATCCGTTCACCAAAACTAATTCGAATAAATTGATCCTTTGGGACGGAAAGCGGTGGTTCACTTCCGAACAAGAGTTGCGCCTGAACTTCATCAATCATCAAGAGATCAATTCGGTCATCACCGCATGGGGCACGGACGGCAGTTCAATCTACCCTCTATTTCAGGAAATTTCGGGCAGCTTCCCCAAGGTTGTGCGGAGCAAGTTGTGGGGTCCGCCCGGGGGTTATCAGTTCACCAAGTCGGTAAACCGGTTTTGGGCTTTGTTGGGGCTTGGCTACCGAACGTCACAGGCGTCGGTAAATGTTCTTATCGATAGCGAGCAAACAACTCAAACCTACACTCTGACTTCGCCGCGGCAAACGATCCTCACCTACAATGCGGCCCACATAGCGCCGATCCCGGTTAAGAATGCGTCAAGCGTGACAATTCCGGTGATCAGTCTCGTTGGCGGGGATTGGGCTACGACGCCGATGGCTGTGGGGCAGCAAGGAGCATTGACCGGGTTTGCTATCAAAACCAATGAAGCCGACTTGACGTTAATGTCGGCAATGATCTCAGATCAGGTGCAAGTGTATCGAGGATGATATGCCGCTTCCGTATCTGTTTGCCAACGTAAGCGAGTTAGACACGCCGCAGATCGATGCGGACTTCGCCGCCCTCGGACGCAGCACTGTCATTGCTTGCACCGCGACGGGCGGGAACGCCATCGTTCTGACTCCGGTAACGAATAGCCCGGACATTATCTTTTATAATCGAATAGCGCCGATCGTCGGCTTTATTGCTCCGGCAACCACCACCGGATCGGTTACGATCAACCTGAACGGGTTAGGGGCACTGCCGCTTTACAAGGCTCACGGCCGGACGCAGGCCGGTTCTGGCGATCTCACATCGGGGCTGCTTTATTACGCCGGGTTTGATGACGTTACGCAACATTTCATTTTGGTTGCCGATCAGTCGTCGACACAGATTCCAAGCGGCGGATCATTGCTTTCCGGTACTGGCGCGACCTTCAATACGCCTGCGGCGTGCGTCTATTTGATCATCGAAATGGTCGGCGCGGGTGGTGGGGCTGGTGCGGCTCTCGGCAACAATGGCGGCAATGGCA